CAGACCGTGACGCTCACACGGCGGGCTTCGGGTGCCTATAACCCGGCAACCGGCACGTCTGCGATCACCACGACCACGCAAACCGGAAAGGGGGTGATCCTTCCGCTGTCGGGCTTCCGCAAGGTCGATGGTTCGAGCGTTGTGGCGGGCGATGAAACGCTGCTCCTGTCGGCGCTGGCATCGACTGGCGCGGCCCTGACTGCGCCCGATGTGGGCGACTATGTGACCGGCGCGGACGGTTCGGCCTACGTCATTGTCGCCGTCGATCCGCTGCGTCCCGCTGGGCTGGATATTGTCTATGATTGCGTTGTGCGGAGGGCGCAGTGAGCACCTTCGCGCTGGACCTCGCCAAGTTTGCCGAGAAGGCCAAGGAACGCGCGGATCAGGCGGTAGCGTCTATCGTTGAAGAGGTATCTCTTGAACTCGACCGGCGCTCTCCGGTGGGTGATGCGACCTATTGGAAGAGCCCGCCGCCCAAGGGTTATGTAGGCGGGCATTTTCGGGCCAATTGGCAGCTTGGCATCGGTTCAATGCCAAATGGCGAGGTTCCCGGCGTCGATCCAACCGGCGTGGCAACGCAGGCGCGCATCCTTGCGATGATCCCTGATGAGGCGTCTGGTAAAGTTTATTATCTGGCGAACAACACCCCCTATGCGCAGCGCATTGAATACGGGTGGAGCCGTCAAGCGCCGCAGGGACTGGTCGGGCTGACCACGCTCAAGTTCCAAGAGATTGTTGAGCGCGCTGTTGCGGAGGCCAAGCCATGAGCCTCACCGCAATCCGCGCCGCGCTGGAAACCACCCTCAACGCCATGTCTCCTGCATTGGTGACAATCTGGGAAAACACCGAGGCAAGCGCACCAGTCAACGGAACGCCCTATCAGCGCGTGTTCCTGCTCCCTGGCCCGCCGCGCAACATCGAGATCGGCCCCAGCTACACCGAACAGGGCTATTTGCAGGTCAGCCTATACTATCCCCTAGGCACTGGCCCTGCTGCCGCCACTGCCCGCGCAGAGGCAATTCGCGCGGCCTTCAAGTTTGCCAGCACTCACACCGCGTCCGGCGTGACTGTGCTTGTCACCGCAACCCCGGAGATCGGCCCCGCGCGCACCGAGGACGACCTCTATTTCTTGCCTGTGCGGGTGCGCTTTGAAGCGCAAATTTACGGAGGATAACCGATGGCTGTTGAACAGGGCCAGCTTAAGAAGCTCTCGTATAAAAAGCAGACCGGGCTTGGCTCGGCTGCATCCGGTTCGGGCGGGCAGTATCTGCGCCGCGAAACCGCAGCCTTCAACCTGATGAAGGACAAGTTCAACTCGAACGAGATCGTCACCCACCAGCAATACACGGGCGACACTTACGGGGTCAGCAAGACTTCCGGCACTCTCTCCGGGGTTATCTCGCCTGCGACTTATGCGGCGTTCTTCGGCAGCCTCCTGCGCGCCGACTTTGCCGCGATCACGGCGATTACCGGCCTGTCGCTGACCATTGCCGGTTCGGGGCCGTGGACCATCACCCGCAGCGCTGGCGACTTCCTGACTGGCGGCATCAAGATCGGCCATGTCGTCCGCATCACCGCTGGCACCTACACCGGCACCGCGCGCGATATTAACCTGCTTGTGACCGGCGTGACTTCGACCGTGTTGACTGTCGTGGTGCCGAACGGTTCGAGCCTGACCGCGCAGGGGCCTATTGCATCGTCCACCGTCACGGTTGTCGGCAAGACGACCAAGGTGCCGACCACGGGCCACACCAACGATTATTACACCATCGAGGAATGGTATAGCGGCAACAGCAAGTCGCGCCTCTATACCGATATGCAGGTTGCCAGCGCCTCGATTCAGGTGCCAGCGACCGGCAACGCTTCGATCAGTCTGCCCTTTGTCGGCCTCGGTCGCACCAAGGGCAATTCGCAGGTGCTGACCTCACCGACTGCGGAAACGACCTCGACCATCTTGTCGGCGTCGAACGCCTATATCCTGATCAACGGCGCTCGCACGACCGTTGCGACTTCGATGTCACTCACCATCGACGGCAAGGTAACGCACGGCGAACCCGTGATCGGTTCGCGCACCCTGTCGGACGTTGTGCGCGGCGAAGTCAACGTGAGCGGCACTGTCACCGTCCAGTATGACGCGGAAACTATTTCCGACCTGTTCGTCAACGAAACGGCGGTTTCGATCATCTGCGTTCTGTTCGCGGACAGCACGGCGACCTCTGACTTTGTGTCGTTTGTGATCCCGCGCGCCAAGTTCTTCGGTGACGACATCGACGATGGCAAGAAGCAGTTGGTCATGACTTTGCCGTTCACGGCAGAACTCAACGCATCGGGCGGTGCTGCGCTGGCGAGCGATCAGACCACCATCGGAATGCAGGATTCGCAGGCCTGATTTTGAACAACCCGTGTTCCGGGGGCACCGCTCTCCTGTCCCCGGAACACCTTGGAGAGCAAACCATGAGCAAGACGGCAACCCTAGACCTCGCCAGTATCAGCGCCAAAGCGGCCTGCAACAAGGGCTTTGAACTCGAACTCAAGCACCCGGTCAGCTTTGAGCCGCTGGGCGTGTTTATCAGCGTTGTGGGCCGCGAAAGTGATGCCTTCCAGGGCCATGTTCGCAAACGCGCCAATGCCCGGATGCGTGAGCAGTTTCAGGCGCAACAGCGCGGGCGGGCGAATGAAACTCCGACCGTTGAGCAGATCGAGGCGGAAGCCATCGACCTGCTTGTCGCCTGCACAACCGGATGGCGCACGGGCGATGTTCCGGTGATCGAATGGGCCGGTGAAAAGCTGGACTTCACCGAGGGCAACGTGCGGCGGCTCTACGCTGAAACGTGGATCAGGTCGCAGGTCGATGAGGCAATCGGAGACTTGGGAAATTTCATGCCCGGCTGATCGAGGACTTCACCGCCTTCGCGCAGTCGGAATTTGAACTTGGAGCGGTGGTTAAGGAGGATGGCAGGACCGTGCGGGAACATCTGCAAGCGGCCTATGAACGCAGCGGGATCATGCCCGACGCGCTGGCCGATGCGCAGGCGATCCCCGAGGGCTGCGAGCAACTGTGGGCCGACTTCATGGCGCTGCATTCCTCGCGCGGTTCTACCGGCTTCGGGCCTGCGAGGATCAGCTTTGCCGACATCGCCGCCTTTGAACAGGTGGCGCGCGTGAAGCTGGCCCCGTGGGAACTCGATGCAATCCGCCGCGCCGATAACGCTTTCCTTGTCCACTACGCCGAGACGCACAAGCCGGAGACGAAGCATTGACCGACCTCGCCCGCCTTGCGATGGAGATTGACAGCCGGGAAGTCAAAACCGGCGTTGCCGAACTCGATAAGCTGACCTCTGCTGGCGCGAAGGCAGAGAAGGCCGTCGATAAGTTGGGCGATCAGGCGGCGGCGACTGGACGGCAACTCAAGGGCGCGGGTGCTGCTGCGGCGGAAATGGCCAGCGAGGCGCAGCGGGCGGCTCGTTCGGCAACTGGCCTGTCGAGCGGAGTTGAGGGCGCTGGCAAGGCATCGGGCCTCGCCGCGCACCATGTCCAGAACCTCGCCTTTCAGATTAACGACATGGTTGTCGGCCTCGCATCGGGGCAAAAGCCGCTCACCGTGTTCATGCAACAGGGCGCGCAGATCGGACAGATTGCAGCGCAGGCAGGCACCGGCATTGTCGGGATGACCGCCTCGCTGATTGCGGCAAACCCCGTGCTGGCCCTTGTCGCTGCGGGTGCGGGTGCGGTGGCGCTTGGTTTCGGCGTGATGACTGCCGAGATTAACAGGACCAGTGCGGTTACGGTTACGTGGCAGGACGTTGCCCTAGCGTCGATGCAAACCGTCAAAGCCTATCTTGAGGGCGAACTCATCAAGGGTTTTGAGGCGTTCGGCGTCACCACCAATGACGTTTGGAACAAGACGGTAAACGCGACCAAATGGGCGCTCAATTACATGATCGGCGCTGGCACCTTTGCCGTGCGCTCGCTGATTGCCGGTTTCCAGACGCTGCCCGCCGCGCTGGGGGATGCGTTCTACAGTGCGGTCAATCTCGCTATTGGCGCAATTGAGGTGCTGGTTAATCGGGCGCTCAAGGGCATCACCACGGCGATTGTCGCGGTCAATCCGCTACTGGCAGCGGCAAGCATGGCGGGCCTGTTACCTACCTTTGGTGAGGTGTCGCTAGGCCGTGTTGCTAATCCCTACGCTGGTGGGCTGGCAAATTTCGCCAATGCGCAGTTTGGGGCGCTGCGGGATAGCTTCACGACCGACTATCTCGGCAATGCCTCTGATGCGGTAAGCGACCGCGCGCAGGCCAATGCGATTGCCAGGAACAAGGCAAACAAGGTCAAGGGCGCTAAGGAATCTGGCGCAGCCGCTGGTAAAGCAGAGGCGGACGAATGGGGCAAACTGCTCATAGAAGGGCTGGGCAAGTTCGACCCTGAAATTCAAAAGCGAATGCAGGGCATCGCGGCGCAGACGGTCAGCGATATTGCGGATATGAAGGCTGCTAGCGAAGCCGAATTTAGGCAAACCTATGACGCGCTGAATGCCAAAATTGGCGCGCAACAGCGCTGGAATGATGAACTTGTAAGGACCGCTTACCTGTTCGGCCAGCTTGGCGGCATCGGTGGCGGGATTGCCGACGCGCTCAATATCCTTGGCGGCAACTATGGCGCGGTCGGCGGGCCGCTTGGTGCCATCCTGCAAACAAGCTGGACAAACAAGAAGGGTGAACAGCGCATCCTTGGCGAACAACTCGCCATCATGCTTGATCCTGTCGTTAAGGGTTTCGACAAGGCGCTGAATAGCGTTTTTGGCAAGAACGGCAGCTTTACCGGAATGCTCCAAGGGGCCGGCAATGGGCTGGCTATGGGCCAACTGCTATTCGGCAACAACAAGGGCGCGCAGATCGGTGGGGCCATCGCTGGGGGGCTTGGGCAATTGTTCTTCGGCCCGGTTGGCGGTGCAATAGGGTCAATCGTCGGGTCCGTGATCGGCAAACTCTTTGGCAGCGGCGCAAAGTATGGCAGCGCGGTTGTCGGCCCGAACGGCGTTGTCGTGGGCGGCAACAATGACAATTCGCGCACCGCTGCAACAGGTGCAGGCGGCGCGGTGTCGGATGCAATCAACCGCATTGCCGAAGCCCTTGGCGGAACGGTCGGCAACTATGCCGTTTCCATTGGCGAGACGGACGGCAAGTGGCGAATTTCCACCACCGGGCGCAGCGGCGAACTCAAGTCAAAGTATCCAGACGTTAAGGTATTCGGCAAGGGCGATGCGGCGGCGGAACAGGCGCTCAAGGCCGCAATCGCCGACGCCATCGCGGACGGGGCAATTCAGGGCGTGTCGGCTGCTGTCACCCGGCTTATTCAGGGCGGCACCGACATCGACAAGCAGGTCAAGAAGGCGCAGCTATTCCAGGGCGTCTTTGCCGAACTCAAGGCCGCGACTGATCCCCTTGGCGCGGCGCTTGACGATGTGGGCAAGCAGTTTGACGCGCTGCGCAAGATTTTCGACGAAGCCGGGGCCAGCGCAGAGGAATACGCCAGCCTTGAGCAACTGCTAGGCATCAAGCGGCAGGAAGCCATTGACGCGGCACGGCAGGCCAACGTCGAGAAGATCAGCGATCAGTTCAATCTGCAAATCCGCGCGCTCGAACTCATGGGCAAGAGCGAAACGGCGCTTGCTGCATCGCGCCTGCTTGAACTGGCGGGCATGAAAGACACGCTCAAGCCCATTCAGGAAATGGTTTACCAGCTTGAGGACGCTCAAGCGGTCATGTCGCAATTCAAGCCGCTTGCCGATGATTTGCGCGCCTACCGCAAGGAACTCGTCGGAACGTCCTCTGTGGCCTCCTACGGGGCTGCACGGGCGCTGTTTGCGTCCACGGCGGCAAGTGCGGCTATGGGCGATGCGGCGGCGCTTGGGAACCTGCGCGGCGTGTCCGACAGCTACCTCGCCAGCGCCAAGGCCAACGCGCGATCTAGCCTCGATTACAACCGGGCGCGTGGGCAGGTTCTGGCGGCTGTGGATCAGGGGATTTTCGCCGCAGAGACGAAGGTTGATTACGCGCAAGCCCAAATCGACGCGATCAACAACAGCG